AAGTCCCGGTCCTTACTTACCGATATCTTCTCCAGGTCCTCTTTTTTGATCTTGCTCAGCAGGGGTGTGATGCGAAAAACCGTTCCGACCTTCAATGGTGTGATCCGTATCTTATCAATTATCACCCCCTCGGGAAGCATCGAGCTGTCGGTTGCTTCAAATGGCACTTCAAAAGGCAGATCGGTGATTGATTCTGCTTGTAGATCCAGGATCCTCTGCAACTCGTCCACCATTTTTATTTAAAATATAAAAGGGCACAGTGATATGATCACCGTACCCTTGAACGCAACAATAACAAAGAAGAGAATTAGGTTGCAGTCTTTATCTCCCGGATAAAAGCGGTATTTTCCGTCCCCCCTGAAGTAATGGCCGCTTCCTTATTGATTTTCACAAGGACGATTTCATTAACCCTTTTGCCGGGTGCTGTTGAGAATCGCGCAAAGACACTACCATTCACGATGGTATATTCTACATATTTCGAGTCTGCATTTGTCTTTGTAGTAATCTTCCAGGATTTATTGATTTCTGGAATCTCTGTGGGCTCTTCCCATTTATCCCCAGTTGCTGTACCCCCCATAAGCAACTCAAGTGTTGCTGCGGCTGGAGCATAAAGCTGGAATTCTATTGAATCGGGTGTATCGCTTTGCTCCCTGATCGTATGGAATGGGTGCTTAGAAGTTTCCGATTTCAATACCGTCTCGCTGGGTTCCGGAAAATTCAAAATAACGGAATCCTCAACAATGACATCAGTCAATTCCGTCCAGCTGGTCGGGGGAACCCCGTCACCATAAGTGCCGTATTCTATTTTATCAATTCCTATAGCTTTTATTGACATGATATTTATGTATTAAGTGTTAATTCATATCTGATTGTAAAGCAATCAAACCCCTCACGCACATCCTCCAGCAGGGCCGAGAAAGACTGATCGATGACGCAGTAATATCCATCCGGGGATGCTGAGGCAATCGCACTGTAAACCAGGGTCCGGATAGCTTTTATCCTCGTGCGGTTTATCATCCCGCTGGCCGGCCGTGGAACATAAATGTTCACATTGACCTGTGGGATATTGACCACCTCTGCATAATCACAGCCGTTCGATCGGACAGTAACGTGCTCGCCAGCCTGGTCCCTTTCGGGGCGACCCTTGATCACCGTGACGCCAATGTTTTTTATAGCGTTGTAGATGATATCCTCGGCATCGAAATTATCAGTCATCGAGCACCTGTTTTAGCATCTGTTTCAGCATCCTTTTGACCTTTGTTTCGGAGGAAGAGATCACATCCTTATTGTCCATGTTCTCGACATAAACCGCGTAGTCCATCCCTGCCACACCGATCAGGACAAGTCCTTTATTGTGGGTCAGCGCCAGTGTGCTGGCCAGGCGCCTGGCCTCGCTAACGCCTGTGTTTTGATCCGATCCCACGCCGGCAGGCTGGAAGTCTCCGGATACAACCTGGCCATCCCTGGCTATCAAATAACCGATCGAGGACCGGAGGTTGCCGGTGATATCGTTATAGTTGCCCGTCTCGCGGGCCATCTTAACAAAGTATTCACCGGTGTACTGGAGTGCCATGATCATCTTCTGCTCGGATCTATCGGTGAACTTATCGATCCAACGTTTAACCTGGGCCTGGGTGAATATGGGTCTTAGTCCAGCCATATCTCCGAGTAGGTTTGATAGTCCCACCAGTAGATAATCGTGTATATCACACCATTCACAGCCAGCTTCTCAGCGCCATCTATCTTTTCAGCCTTGGTAAAGAACTTCCCCTTGATATCGGTGTACTCACCGTTGGGGTTTTTTACTCTTGCACTAAAACCTTCTGAGGGTTCAATCCGTCCCTTGATCTCCGAGGTGGTTGTGCTTTCAGAAATATACTCCCCATCGGTTACCGTAGTGACCACAGAGGTCACTGTGGCTGTATGGGGATATCTTACCACCATTTTTCTTTCGCATAACCTGTTCCGAGAGTTATCTTATTCGCATTAGCCGCCTCGCCGTTGTTCATGTATAGGGACCTGGCCATGGACAGCAGGTATCCCCTGGAATATTTCAGAGAGAATTTCCCTTCACTGAAATCAGGTGATGCCACAATGGCCGTGTACAGGTCAGCCGCGCACAGCCCGACAGTTGCCTTATGCGATAGGGTATAACTGGCCGTCCCATCAGAGACGGAACGGTCAGTCAATACCTTCGTCAGATAATTCTCAGGCACATCTTCAAGGCCCGGGAAGGATTGTATCGCTTCAGTGATCGTCATGCTTTACAATCGTTGTTTTTACGACCAGGTTGTTGCTGTTGTGAGCAACAGGTAGATCGAGTCCACATCATTAAAGGTCGGGAACGCGTTCGCTTGGCCTATCGTGAACTCCGCCGGAGGTTCCAGTTCGCTGAACTTATAGATCAACACGTGATCACGCTTGGTCATGATGGCTTTTTTTCTTATAGCTGCACTATTCTCGGCCATAATGGGACCATGTCTTACGTTGCCCACCATTTTGTTTGTAAGAAAGGCCACATAACCAGTCTTCCATGTATCAATAGAAGTTTTTGAATGATCCCGGCCCTCAAACTGAACGGAGGAATCGACCACCATAATCGGGGGAAGTCTGTGATTGGATAGATACATGTTTATTTCCTGAAGCATAAGGAATTGCTTAGTCTTATCCGTTACTCCACGGAATGCGGCAAAACTTTCCTTAGCCTCAGTAGTTGCGACCAGATTATCAAATGTACTATCATCCATCACGATTTGTGTGATCTTGTGACCGTTCGATTTGGCGGCTTTAACTTTATTTCTAATGTCTTTCAGCGGAGTGGCAGTTGCAGAAGTTTCCCAGATGGTACCCACAGCGGTCTTATTGCCGGAAGGAATGCCGAAATCCACATCCGTCTCGGTTATGATCCCGTTGTTGTTATTAGCATCCAGGGTCAGCTTGCCATATGAAAGGGCCTGCATACAGAGATGCTCTGTCCGAGCCATTACCCCATCAAAACATGCTTCAACATCACCAAAGACAATATCTAAAATGGCTAATCTGTTCAAATCTCCACCAGCTAAGGCCTTCATGGTCATGTAATCATTGTAGTCCTTTTCATCCATCCTGAACTTAAGTCCTAATTTGGGAATATCCCCGGACCTTTTCGTGATAGTTTTACGGGATTTTAGGGGCATACTGGCGTTGTATTCCACCACATCGGCCATGACGGGAGTCCCTCCTGAGCCCGCAAGAGATTCCCAGGTAAGCTGAGTTGTAGGTTTAAGGCCGAAGAATTGTCTCCAATATGACCTCTTCAGCCATGAATCACGCGCTCTGTCGACAAAGCTATCTAAGTTCCTCTTGTTGAGTTCGTTTAAAAGTGTTCTTTCCATGATTTCTGAATTTTTTGATTAAACGAATCGAATAAGAGCCAGGGCAGTTATCGCTTTGATGTTGGCATCAACCGGGTACGGCATGAGCGACTCATTCACAGTTCCGCGAACCAGGACCCCACAACCGAGGTTGTCATTATCTGCCGTGAGATCAACAGTGTTCAGGGCAATTCCCTTAAGAGTGTATTTAAGAGCTGCACTTCCCGCGACAGCCTCTGCCGTTGCCTGAACGAGACATTCACCATCAAGCATGGCTACTCCGAGGGTCGTGCCCACGGTCAGCGCATCATAGTTGGCATTGGATGTGTCGATCTCAGTGATCGCATAAGCGGCGCCAGTCAGTCCGGAGTTGGTGATAAAATCACCCACCACAAACTCATGGCCCTTGAGAACTTTGTATGCGGTCTCCGTATCAGCCTCGTCCTCGTACAGCTCAGCGGTTTTGAAGATGCGCCCGAGGCCGTTAGTATCAACCCCGAGCAGTGCACCTTCGAGCATCTCCTCGGTGTCATCGGGAAAATCGGCTTGCGCCACCGTCAGCCCACCGGGAATATCTTCAAGCACCTTCTCGATGCACAAAGATCTCTCAGTATCAGTTTCTGATTTAACGTAAGGCATTTTAGTACATTTTTAGTTTAACTTACTTTTTATCAGCGCTTTCCGGGTACTTCTGATTCAGGTACTCGCTCATCTCGGCATCGGTGGGCTCACCTCCCTGGGTTTCTCCACCCTCGACTCCTTTATTGATTCTTTTTTGCTTCTTATCAAGGAATCTTTCCTCAAGCTTTTTAACCTGATCTTCGAGAGATTCTTCGCTGTCAAACTTGAAAAGTTCCTTATAAATGTCATGCTCATCCGAATCAATTTTGGAAGATTCAAGAAGCTTATCAACCTGCTTTTGCTTCAATGTAAGTTCCCTTTCCTTTTCCTGTTTGGAAAGTCGCTCTTCATATGAGCCCAGCTTTTCCGTGAGGGCTTTTGCCCATGCAGGTACATCTTCGTCCCCCTCACCCCCTTTTGACTTGGAGGTATTGAGATCCGATTTCTTCTGCCCAGGATCCTCAACAGGTTTCCCGTCTTTTAGCTTGTGCTTGGATTCATAGTCAGCTATGGCTTTTTTCGAGGCGCTTTTTGCCTCCTGTGATGCGCGATAGTC